AGCAGCTGATGCAGGAAGCCGCACGGATGTGGGAGTGATGGGGCAGTTCACGTCGCCTAACTTTTTCCTAGGGCTGCTGCGGGTTGCCGCATGGCTGTTGTGGAGGGATCCAGTGGCTAAGTCCGATTCGCCCCAGCCCAAGCCGCCCAGGAAGCCCACGCTGGGGTACACCGTGGGCGACATCCCCTTTGAGCTGTTGGCCGTCATCAGGGTGGCCTGGTACCGCCGGGGCAAGGCTTACGAGATCGAGGAGTACCTGATCGCTGAGTGCCCGGACGCGCAGGCCCAGTTCCACTACATCGTGGGCGGGGCGCTCAGGCAGGGGGCCGACGTATGCGTGCTGACCCAGTACCAGCCGGAAGAGCTAGGGGTGCCGGTGTGAAGAAAAACAACAGCCCGGTTTGACGCCGGGCTGTTTCTGTGTAACGCTAAGGGCAAGCCCGGAGAGACGGGCCTCGTGTTTCTGTACTACACATGGCAAGCACTGTTATTGACAACGACAAGCTGATGCCCTGGTACCACGCCGTCTTTTGGGCGGTGCTGGTGCTGGAGGAGCAGATCAAGCAGGCTGAGGATCACGGTCTGAACGCCTCGCTCCACAAAAAGCGCCTGGCTGAGCTGCAGGATCTCCAGGAGTTTCTGGACGCCGCGTGGCAGGCATGGCTGGGCACAATCGCCACTACTCCCGAGGAAGTCAAATGAGTCGCGTACTGAGCATCGAGGATCTGAGGTTTGAGGATGACACGCTTGTCGTTACGGCTGTTGTCGATGATGCTGTGGTGGTATGCCCGGCGTCCTATGACTACCCGGATGAGTGGGGGCCTGCCTTGTGCCGAGGCTCCTTCGAGCTTCACGATGAGGATTTGATTCCTGCAACCGATGCAGAACTTCGCGACCTCCTGTCAGAGCGGATTGATGACTGGGCCCCACTCGACACGTCGGATTGGGGCGACTGAGGCCCGCGAGCTTCGGAACCAGCCGGACTATGACGACTGGAGCTATGGAACCGAGCCCATCCCAGGCGACACGTACTGGGTCCGGGCTCGGACTTTGACCCAGCTGTATCGCCACCTCATCTATGTGTTCGCTACCAGCGATACGATCAGCTCCATCCGTCTTGCACGGATGGCCATTCACGAGATTCTCAAGTTGAGTCTCACGGATCTCAACCACTTCAAGCACCAAGACCCCAAGTTCTTTACCTGAGCACCAATGACTTCTTCAAGTTTCAATCTTGCGATGCAGCAAGTACACAACAACTGGTATGACCACATTGATGCCGTTGAGGCTGCTATGCGCCAGGAGCAGGCGGACTGGGCGGTACGCGCTGACTATGGCTGGGATGGTGATGACGGGGGAGAGTGGGGGCCCAACCCGCTCCAGCCGGATGAGATGATCCTGGAACAAGACTGGGAGGATACGCTGGGGCTGCCTTTCCCGGAAGACTTCAGCCCCGCTGACTCTTATCTGTACGAGTTGATGGGAGTCATCGGTAAGTACAAGCACGACCCAGCGCTAATGGCGCACATGGTGGCGCTTAGGGCTGCCGAGCTTCTGGCTGCTATCGGGCAGCCGACTCATGGCACGATCTGCCACTCACTTCGCAACTCTTATGTTGTCCAACAAGCCAATGTCTGACACAACGATGGTTCCTTTTTACAAGTCGTTTCTGCTGGGGCAGACGGTGTATCTGGATCAGATTCAAGGACTGCCGGTGCGGGATCTTGAGCTGTTAAATGTAGATACGCTGGCGGCACTGGAGGAGGCGCGGCATAGGTATGCCACGCTAGAAGACAAGAAGAGTGATGACGCTGGGGCGGCGTACCGGCAGATCAAAACGGCCGGATACTTTCAGGCCGCTATTCAAATTGAGCTGGGGAAACGCTGATGATGGGGTATCTCATTTGGCTGCTGATGATGGCGACTGCCTGCCTGGCGATCGGCAACCATCCCTGGCTGGCGTTGATGGCTATGTGCATGGCCTTTGTCGTGAGGTGCTGTTGTGACTGATCCGATTACCCCACCGCCGGAGCTGGTGCAGCAGTGGTGGAAATCCACTCCTGTTCAGATTCTGGCCACCGACCCTGACCCTATTCAACTAATTGCCACCCGCGCCGCCCAATGGGGCGCCGACCAGGAGCTGGCGGCGTGCTGTGAGTGGCTGGAAAACCAGCCTCAGTGGATGGAAGATCTTCGTTCTGCCCGCCGCCCCAAGCCGCCGAGCTTGAAGGAGCAGGCGCTGGAGATGCTTGAGAACGCTTGGGAAGGTGGGCACATCAACAACAACGCTGCCCAAACCATCCGCCGCGCACTGGAGGCGCTACCTGAATGAGTGAACCTCTCTCCCCCGCCGCGCAGGCGGTGCTGGATGCTGCTTTCTCTGCCTATTGGTCTGCCGAACAGGAGGCCCCCAACGACGAGGGGATGATTGCCGCCGCCGCCCTCCGCGCTGCTGCTGATCAGGTGGAGCAAAGGTGGCGCGGCTTCAGTCATGAGGCTTGCCAAGAGATACGCGCCATTGCCGCCGAGCTGGAGGCCGCCAATGACTGATCCGATTACTCCACCGCCGGAGCTGGTGCAGCAGTGGTGTGACAACCCACAGCTCACTTGGTTAGAGCGACTTAGCCTTGCCTATGCCGCTGGTGCCGACCAGGAGCTGGAGGCGTGCTGTGAGTGGACACAGGGGTATGCGGAATGCGGTGACTCACTCCGCGCCGCCCGCCGCCCCAAGCCGCAGACACTAAATAGCATTGCGCTGGAAATGCTGGGAACGATTGAAAAAATGGATGTAGTGATTCCAGAGATCACCGACACCATCCGCCGCGCACTGGAGGCGCTACCTGAATGAGTGAACCTCTCTCCCCCGCCGCGCAGGCGGTGCTGAGTGCCGCCGACTCCGCATTTGACCAAGCCGGAACAACTCGCCAAGGCATTGCCGCCGCCCTGCGGGCTGTTGCGGATCAGGTGGTGCCGGAGCCTAATGACATCGACAAAGGATCCTTTTCACTTGCCGCCATTCGCAATCGTTGCAAAGTGCGCGATCAGCTTCTCGCCATCGCCGCCGAGCTGGAGGGTGGCAATGGCTGACTTTCGTGCATTGTGTAAAGAGCTGATGGATGCTATTGACTCCGGCGTCCCAGTCGAGCGCATCAAACAATCACCGCTTGCTGTTCGTGTTGACGCCGCGCTGGCCCAGCCCGAGCCGCAGGGGCCGAGTGAACTGGAACTAGAGACCATTGAACTGAAGCTATGGGACAAGCACCGAACCAAGGGATATATGGGAGAAGAGTTTATGTATGACAACGACTTCAGCGCTGCCTTGGATGAATACCGCGGCTTACTGGCCCAGCCCGAGCCGCAAGGGCCGACCCAAGCTGAACTTAGAACTTTTGCTTGTAAGTGGTGGCACTCATTTGGTTTCGTTAAAAACAAAGCGACTTGTACTTGGGTAATTGATCAGATTGCGCCAGAGCATTTTGTTGATTTCTCTCGCGATCTACTCGCCCGCTGGGGCCGCCCCGCCATCGAGCCGGTGCCTAAGCGGGAGGACGTTCACTACGCCTGGGAACTGCACGATGCCGAGGGTGAATGGCAGGCCGGTGGATCCGCCAACAGCTTGGAGGATGTTCAACGAGAAGGCAATCGCTACCTGCAGACCTACTCGCAAGATGGCCCCCACAAGTTGATCATTGAGCGGCACTGCGTAACAACTATCGAGCCGGTGCCTGGGGTGGAGGGTGCCGATGCTTAACGCCCTGCTTGCCCTCGCCCTGCTGCTCGCGCTCGGCGCAGCAGTTGAGCTGTGCATCAAGGTGACCTTCGTGCGCCTGCTGCCGTTGCTGCTGAGGCTGCCGTGAAACCACTCCAGCTGTACCGCGTGGCATTCAGCCATGCCACACCGCTCCACCTGATGGCCCGCAATCCTGCTCACGCCATCAGTACGGCTAAGGAGTTGTGCCCCAATGCACTGTTCCTTAGTTGTTGTCTGGTTCCCGAGTGGGATGACCACGAGGGCGATCCTGTACTACACTGCACCCGTTCTGAACCATGAACATGCACATTCTTTCTGAGCACCAGTTCCAGTTGATCACGCAAGCTCTTGACGAGGCCCGTGCTGCGCTTACTCAGTGCCAGCACGTCGAGCTGGATCTGACTAAACCGAAGCAGACCGTCCCGCTGCCCGCCGGTGAGAAGATCACTCGCAAGGCCCAGTCTCAAAGTAAGACTCGTGGGTCCAGCCGTGGGAGGCGGGGAGTGTCGTCGCTGACTGAGGGCAAGGTACTGGAGATCAAGCGGCAGCTGGCGACTGGCGGTAAGTCGGTGGCCAAGATTGCCACGGAGTTTGGCGTGCATACCACCACCATCAACAACATCAAGTTCGGCAGGACTTGGAAGAGTGTTGCGCTCCAGCAGACAGCCGAGTCGGTGGGCTGAGCATGACGATTCTCCCTGACGTGGAGATCTTGACCCTGGTTCGCCGGGGTCTTGTAACTCCTTTTGATCATGAGCTGGTGAATCCAGCGAGTCTTGACGTGAGACTTGGTGACAACTTGCTGGTGGAGATTCCGACCAGTTACAGCATGGTGCCGTACTCGATTGCGGACTGCAGTAAGGACAAGCCGTACATGCTCCAGCCGCATGAGTTTGTGCTGGCTGAGACGCTGGAGGAGTTTTATCTGCCTGACTGTATTGCTGGGCAGCTAACGCTTAAGTCGAGTCGTGCCAGGGAGGGTATTGAGCATTTGCTGGCGGGGTATGTTGATCCTGGTTACAAGGGGCGGCTGACCCTGGAGCTGCAGAATGCGCGGACTATGCACCCGGTTCCGCTTTGGCCGGGGATGCGGATAGCTCAGCTGGTGTTCCACAAGCTGTCGATGTTGCCGAGTAAGGATTACTCGATGACGGGACGGTATTACGGCGACACAACCGTGCAGGGATCCAAAGGATGAGTGACCCCGTAAACCACCCCACGCATTACACCAGTGGCCAAGTCGAGGTCATTGATGTAATTGAGGATTGGGTGAAGGCGGCTCCAGATGCTGTGGTTGGTGGGCTGCAGTGGCAGGTCATTAAGTACGTCAGCAGGGCGTGGCTTAAGAAGGATCCGCTGGAGGATTTTATGAAAGCTCGCTGGTATTTGAACCGGCTGATTAACAAACTTGCTTGTGCTCCTTACAAAGACTGATGACTGTTTCTTTTGTGCATTGCACGCCTGATGCGGAGCGGCTGATTGTTCGCATGGCCAGGGTGTCTAATCCTGAAAA